ATTTTAGAAGATTGCGCCGCACAATACCCAACTCTCCATACGGGTTTAGAGCGAGATTATTTCAGACTCAAGACCCTCTATTCGATAATCGGTGATCGACTATTTCTTGTCGACTTACCGGCCTTGGGAGCTCGCTTGGATAGCGCGCTGTCGAGTGGCATACTGCTGGTTACACGGGGTCAACCTCTCACGAGGTCCGTGAACACCAGGACCAAAATCCCTAGACTATTCCAGGGGCTATGGTCTATGCTTTTCGAACGAAATGGATGCCTGAAACAGGACATCGATCCCCACTTTCTGAAACTTTTTCGCACCATTCTGGTGTGCTTCAAGAAGTATGAAGTGGAATGCGCTCCTGAATATAAATTCAAAACAATTCAGGAGTTCTACGATGTTGAAGCTCAGTTACCGCCGGCCCCTTCTCTATGGGACGGTGATGGTTCTGATGTCGACTTATTTCCTCTTGGCACACTTTGTGACCGAGAAGGGGAGAGCGGCATTCGTGGAAGCTTGTTTGGAAACGAACAAGTCTCCTCTGACGCTTCCTTGTTGGCTTTGGTACAGCGCGTTGCTGACCGAGTCTCGGGGCACCTGGGGGAGTATATCCCCTCAGAGCACCGTTTCAGGCACGGACCTGGAGCCGTCTCCGATCTCCACGCAGCTACGGAATTCAAGTATGAATTCCCTGCGTGGTCTCGAAGACTTCAGCATGTCTTCCCACCGGATTTGTTCGCATTTGCAAACACCTCCGTACTGGGCGACAAACATGCCAGGCTTGACGCACTGCTCCCAAGTGTGGAAGGTGCGTCCAGAATGATTGCTGTACCAAAGACTGCGAAAGGTCCAAGGCTTATTGCCGCGGAACCTACTGCGCATCAATGGTGCCAGCAGAGCGTCAAGGCTTTCCTTGACGAGCGTGTTAGGGCTACGTACCTAGGGGCATCTATCGACTATCGTCGGCAGAGCCTCTCGGGAGAAGACGCCCGTGTTGCATCCCATAGTGGCCTTCGGGCAACGCTTGACTTAAAGTCGGCGTCCGATCGCCTATCGTGTTGGCTAGTCCAGCGGCTGTTCCGAAAGAACTATTCGGTGCTGTCCGCTCTCATAGCCTGCAGGACTCGTTGGATAACCAACGAGCTCGATGCTAAACAAGAAAAGCTTCATAAGCTTCGCAAATTTGCATCGATGGGTAGTGCTCTTACGTTCCCGATCCAGTCTATCGTGTTTTATATGATATGCCTTGCCGCAGGCGCAAGCCTGTCGGGCAAGAGTATCGACAAGATAGACGATTCAGAGCTAGAACAGCTCGGGTCGGAGGTTCGAGTGTACGGGGATGATCTTATTATCCCCGTAACTTGGGTAGCTCGTACGAGATATATCCTAGAAAGGCTATATCTACGCGTTAACGTCGACAAGTCATTCTTTCACGGTAAATTCCGTGAGAGTTGTGGCACCGACGCCTTTGATGGGCATGTTGTTACGCCCGTTAGAGTTCGTGGCATGTACGATGAGTCCAAACCCAGCTCACTTGTCGCTTGTGTAGATACCGCAAACAACTTCTTTCGAAGTGGAATGTGGAAAGCTGCAAAGTGGCTCACCTCAGCAATCCCACAGTCTGTCCGGAAGGACATTCCTGTGGTGCATGTGAGTTCTGGGTCTTTCGGTCTAGTCTCCTTTGTTGGGGCTGTGCCAACATCTCGTAAGAGGTGGAACGCCCAGCTGCAGATAGTCGAGAATATGGCTGTTTGCCTTACTAGCAAAGTGACCAAATCTAGGCACGAAAGCTTCGCAAACCTTCATCAGTTTTTCATGGAGTCGCGTCCGCCTTCTAATACTGGCGTAGTGACTTATGGAACTGGTGGTCCTGAACCCCTTTCTTTTTGGGAGTCAGGTCGGGTTGGGAAGCCGACGGGCAAACTTGCCCGCCGGTGGGTCCCCCTCTCCTACCAGGTTAGTAACCTGGTAGGAGGGGAACGGAGGAGATAGCCTTATTTTTGGGCTATTTTCTAG